ACAGAGTGTTCACCACCTGATAGCCCTTTTCTTCGAGCGCGGCGATAGCCTCCTCACGCGCCGCCGCGATTTCCGCTTCGGTTTTGCCGCGCATCGGCTGAGAAAGCATTGCTTTCTTGCCCGCGTTCCACGTTTTTATATCCAAGCTTTACTCCTCCGTTAAATCTGTTTGTCGCCTACGGTTATCATTGTGCGTTCGCGCTGTTCATGCAGTCCCGCCGCTTTCGCGACTTCGGTATACCTCGCCGAAAACGCCTTCATCCGGGCGAGCGCGGTTTTCGCGAGCTCGTCGTCTCCGGCTTTCTGCGCCGTGAAGCGTATATCCTTCTGCCGCCTGATCTCGGTCTCGATCTGCCGCATGAGCTGCGACGCTTCGTAGATTGTATAGTGCTTGCCGTCAATCGTGCATCCGTCGTGGTTTGCCTTTCGGTATGCTTCAAGCTCGTCGTCGGTGTACATCCGGATTCCGGTTTTGGTGTCAAACGGGCTC